TAAGAAGTTATTATTAGCTAAACGCCCAGAAGTTGCGGTGCTTCCATTTCCAGTCATGTGAGTATATGAATAATTGTTTCCAGTATCACCATTAAATCTAAAACGGACATCCTTGCCAGTTGCGGTCACTTCGCCGTTATAGACTAGAACTAGATCGGTGTAAGTTTGCGGGATAGTTCCACCAGAGCCAATAGTGACTGAGCTCTGAGCAGAGCCAAGAGTTTCGCTTACAATAGCCTCATAGGTTACAGTCATGATTATCCCTTAATCCCGTAAAGTGCAAAGTGTGAGTATTGGGCAAAGTTGCCATCTGTAGTCAAAGATATAGAAGTTAAAGCACTTGTAACTGCGGTATTAGCACTACCCAAAAGTATCTCGCCTGAGCCGTTAGCATCCCATCCAGCAAAGTATCTCATCACTTTTGTTTTATTTGTGTTGGTGTAATCTAAAATGTCTAAAACCAACCCACCAAAAACATTTGATGTAACTGTTGAGCCGGGTTCTCCGCCAATTGTTCCGTAGGCTCCACCATCTGCATACGCAGAAGGTGTTCCAGAACCATTACCGTATAGATGGTGACGGTATCCTGAGGTTCCAGTTCCATTCAAGTTTAATAGGATAGATAAACCGCTCGCCGCATAAGTGCCACGAGTTAAAGCTCTTATTTGTAAATGCTTATAGGTAGACGGAATCGTATTAAAAGTGATAGTCGATTGACCACCTGAGCCGACAATAGCGGTTGCTATAGATTCATAATCTCCAACGATCGGCGAAGCCGTACCTAGAAACCCTACGACATTGTTAAGCAATCGCGCCCACCACATACCATGTGTCTGTGCCTGTCTTGATACAGGCGGCTGACTTGTATTGTCCAAGAGTAGGCTGAGCGGCTACTGCGCCAGCTGATAGAACTGTAGTAGTGCCAGATGTGACTGCCTTGATTGTGCAGACTCCTGCCCCGATATTAAGGACTGTGATGGTCGTGCCGATGGGGAAGGCTACGCTGGCATTGGTAGGAAGGTTAAAGGCGATAGCGGTTGACTTGTTCATAATTTCTAGGACTTGATACTGGTCATTGAGAACGGCAGTAGTGTCATCTGTGTTGGTTGTGATCGTGAAGTTGACGAGTCCGTTATATGCAGCCGCGGTGAGGATGTCACCTGTTACTGCTGGAAAGCCTGTTGCCATTTATATCTCCTAGTAAGTCATCGCGCTAACGCCAATTATACCGCGTTCTGCGCTTCCTATAACGAATCCATCGGTTATGGGCTCGAGTGTTGTTACGGTTACATCCATAGAGTTAGGGCTGATTCTCCATGATAAGCCTTGCACCTGCAAAGTCTTAACGATGGTAGAGCCAGCTTCTCCTACATTGGTGATTCTTAGATTCTGGAAATAATCCAGAGCAATCATCGTGTCAGTTGGCACATCTGGGTCTAGCAGGTCAACCGTCATAGCATCAATACGGATTGTAGTTTCAGCTCTGGTGGCTACATAGGTTCTAGCGATGTTAAGGGCGCTGGCATCTGTGTCCACTACTAGATCGGTGGCTGAATACTGGTGAGGGAAGTAGCGCTCTACGCTGGTGGCGTTCTGAGCAAACTGAGCCGTACCGCCTACGCGAGTGATATTGGCAGTATTGATAATCAGCTTATCGTCAAAGGCATATACGAGATTCTTATACGGTATGCCAGTAGTTTGATTAAACTCGATAGGAGTGCCAGAGATAGATGATACGACTTGGTTGCGTGACTTGAACACGGCAGTACCAGAGCCATCAATATAGAAAGCACCCTGCTCTGAGAACGCTACATTCAAGAGAGCATTGAGAGATGTTCTAAGGGTAGCTGGGTCTGCTTGGCATAAGCTCTCACCAGTTGCCACCGTACGCATATTGGATGGAAAGCCTACCTGATCTAGTATCTTGCCTATGCGTGTGCCTGTGCTCTGCCCTGCTCCTGAGTCGGCTACGGTCTGCACCTGAGCTAAGTTAAATAGCTTAAAGGCATCTGAGCAGTAAATATCCACATAGCCCACTTCCTGCCCTTGAGGAAAAGAGTACCTGTATTCCGTGGTGTAACCTGAAAATAGGAAAGCATCTTTTGTTGCGGTCGTAGCTGAGATGCGAAGCTTACGAAGCGGTACTAGATAAGGGTAATAAGGGCTTGAAGTGTTCTGTGGGTTCCATGCGCCATCTGGGTCAAGAACTCGTACGACTGCATCGCCCGCTACATATTGGTCGCTTAGGATATTGCGCCCACGGTTAATGGTGATGTTACGAACATTGGGAGTTAGATCAACGATAGGGATAGGAATTGTAGAAGCAGCTAACTGGCTAACTCCGATGATTCCGTACTTATCGTCACCGATAGTAAAAGGGTAGCCGAATGTAGCGCCTGAGCTAAAGTCAAAGCTTACGGCTATATTGGCTGGTAGGGTCACGAAAAGCTTCCGAGCCTGTTGATGATTGGGTTGTTACCTTGTAATCCTTGATTCTGGATAGAAGAAGCAATCTCTTTGCCATCAATCATAACCTTGATAACTCCATTGAAAAGGTCATTAGTTGACCTACCGCTACCAATGTAAGCGCCTAGCTCTTGACTGCTAATAACTCTGTTAGCTCCTGTTGGTACAGGGCTAACATTGGTGCTTGGAATTACTGGCTTAGGTGTGACGAATCCAGTATCGGTAGGGATTGATGATCCAGTTACGCTAGCAAGATTCTTTGTAAATGTCTTGAGCCATTCATCCCATCCGAGGAAAGGGTTCTTAGCATCTGGCAAGTTGCGTAGGTAAGCCGCTAGCTGACCAGTTGAATCGATAGAGTTAGCTAGGCGCTGAGATAGCTTGTCGGCTTCTGTTGTGTTATCAGTAAGCAAAGCTAGCTGGAGCTTTACGCGGAGTTCTTCCTCTTTAGATAGGTTGCCCTTGAGAGCGGCTACGAGCTGAATCTGGTCTAGGTCAAAGAGAGCTGACTGCTTCTTAGCCATAGCTTGCTTCTTCTGCTCGGCAGTCAAAGCCTTCTGATTCTTGACTTGTTGAGCGGCTAACTTGGCTAATTCTGCGGCTCGCTTCTTGGCATCTTGCTCTGCCTTCTTACGAGCTGCTTCATCTTTCTTAAATCCTTCAACTGAGTTATTGCCGGGAGTGAAACCAGCAACGCCTTCGTATTGCCTTCTTCTCTCGAACTCAGCAACCTTCTTGTCGATGTAGTCCTGACCCTTAAGTAATCCCTCTAGGCTGAAAGATACCTTTACTCGGTAAGCGAATACTTCCATAGCATCGCCAAACTTAGTTATCTTTGTAGCAAGTATGTCAATCTTATTAACCAAGTCACCTATACCGTTTGACCCTGAGATAGCTACGAAAGCATCGACCAAAGCTCCACCAACTGATTCGCTTAGACGATCACTAGCTAGGCTGATAGCGGTGAGCTTGCCAGCGGTTGTGTCTAGGTAAGCCGCATTAGCTCCTGTAAATTGCTTATTAAGTCTTTCCTGAACATCTGCAAAACTAGCAGTCTTGAGTTCTGCCTGAGTAAGTCCTAAATTGTATTTACGAAGCCCGCGAGTGTTACCAACGTAGGCCATGCCTAAATCTTTAGCTACTGTTGTGAGTTCTACGCCTGTTCCACGTGAGGTTTCGATAGCAAGGTTGAGAAGGTTCTGGCTCTGGGTAAGTGATCCAGTAGTAGTAAGCAAAGCTTGGAACGCTGGGCGAAGCTGGTCATCTGCAACGCTGGCAGACTTTTCAAGGTCGCTAATAAAGCTAGATACCTGAACGTTAGCAAAGGATAGCCCTAAGTTATTTACTGCGGTAGTAAGGCGCTGAGCTGCTGCTTCATCGGCTGCAAAGGCTTTAACTGATGCTCTGCCATAGGCTACGACTGCTGCGGTTGAAAGTGATATCCCAAGAGTCTTGCCAAGCTTCTTGACTTGCTTCTCTAATGATGTGGTGGCTTTGCTAGCATCGCTGAAAGCCTTCTTGCCTACAAACTCAGCCGCTAAACTGATTAGGATATTGCTCATAGTGTGCTCCTAAGATTTAATTTATTAGCCGCACCTTCAATAGCCTTAAAAACGGCTTCTCTAGCTTTGCCATTATTTTCTTCGTAAGCTCTAAAAAGAACTCGACCAGTCATCTTCTGCCCACGACCTTTGAGTTGACCGCCCAATCTAGGAGAGAAGTTCCCAGTTAATCCAGACTTGCGCCCTGCGGTTTCATAGATAGCTCCCGCTGCGCTTTTGTTGTAAAGAGTTACGAGTGACCTAAAGCCATTTCGATTCGCCTTAGAAGGAGTAGTTTTGTAGGTAATGCCGCGTTTTGCATCTGCAAATTCATACCCACGATCACCAGACCAGCGTCCATTGCCATCGACATTTTTTACCCATCCGCTTAGGGTTTCCTCGTTGGAAGGTAAGAAGCCACGAGCCGCATTGATAACAGGCTTCATAGCTAGAGCTAATTCTTTGCTGGTTTCTTTAGCTAAGTCAGGCTCGAACTGCTTGAGAGCTTTTCTAAGAGCGAGAGCGCCCTTGAGCTCTGTTGGCATTGTCGCGCTCCTTTGCTAAGTCCTTTAATACTTCTACGTGTGCCTTGAAAGCCATCGGTGATAGATTGACTATCGACTCGAACGGAACTCCGTACTCATACGACAACCTTGCGGCGGTATAAGTGACGGAGTTCCGATCTAGTCTAAAGGGTCAGAGTCTAGGACTTCGACCGCCTTTAGGGTTTCAAGAAACTTCTCACCAAATGGCGATACGGTTTCGCCACTCCTTCTAATAGATTCCCAGCAGAGCCAGTAAATATCTGACTGCTTCTGATCCTCTAGTAAGGCTTTGTGAAAGCCCTTCTTGGCATATTGCTCGAAGGCGTACTCAATCAGCGGAGTAATTTCATACTCTGTTACTGAGTTGTCTGCCCTTGTTACCTTTAGCTTTGCCATTTTTTTGCCCCTTTGTTTAGATTACGCGGTTGTTACTGCAATTACGCCTGATACATTCCAAGTTACTGACTGAGTTGAAAGGTCGCCAACTGCACCGTTGATTGGTGTGATGTTGTTGACTAGGCAAGTCATTGTGTAAAGTGGGTTAGTCGCTGATACTACGGCTGATGTCTGCTTAACTGTAACTGTGGTGTTAGTTCCCCATGTTGAGTTAAGTGTCTGAAGTGTCTTAGATGATGCCTCATCATTGAAGAAATCAATTGTGATGCTAGAAGCTTCTAGACCCTTAATGAACTTGTGACCTGAATCGCCCATAGCGGTTACTTCAAGCTCATCAAATGAGCGGTTGATTGTTACAGATGAAACGAGTGAAGATAGGTCAACCGAGTTAACAGTTAGAACTACCCCATTGCTTAGATATACTGCCATTCGGTTTATTCCTCATCTTTCTTAGTTGTTGGTTTTGGTGCTGGTGTTGCTGCTGGTGGGAGCTGACCAATCTTCTCGAGGAAGGCTGCTTGCTCCTTTGTCCATTCTGCTAGATTGTCCATCTTAGCTCCATTCCGTAAGTGTGCTAATTGCAATATCGCAAGTTAGCAAATCTCCAGAAGCGATACTTAGAACGCTGGGTGCGCTCACGCTTCCTACATTAAACACGATGCTGGAAGCATCTAAAAGTTGAAAGACTCTAACTATGTCATTCTCGATGCCTAGAAGGTTGCCTTCATTGTCAAGCATAGGAGTCAAGATAGTCAGGCGAAAGTTAGCCATAGGTGCTACAGATGTGCGGTCATTATTGGTTGGCTCGATGTATGGATCGGCAGGAGTCACAATAATTGAATTGGCAATAGGCGTAGCTGGTGGATAGCTAAAGACTTGATAAAGGGAGTTGTCCAGTAGGGCAGTCTTGATAGCGCCTCTAAGGGTTGATATAGCTGCCATTAGCCCACCATTGAGCGAGGGTCTAGGTAAGGCGCTAGTAAGCCTCTTACGCGAGCGATAAGCTGGGAGCTCATGGCGTACATATTGCCGATTGAGCCGTCTGGGTTCATGCCGTTGCCTGAGTTTGTTTGACGGCTAGTCCAGATAGAGATGGCGACCATAAGGGAAGCTTCTTGAATAGCTGGAACAGTTGATGGATCTAGATAAGTATCACCAGCGACTATGCCAAAAGGATTGATTGGATGGAAAGGTGTCACGGCGTTATTGTTGCCAGAGATTGCATAGGTGATTGATTTCTCGCCTACTTCGGTGATTGTCTTATTGCCGTTGTGCTTAGAACCTGAACCGCTGATTACTACGCTTTCGCCGACATAGAAAGTGTCGGTTACATCAAAATCAAAATATGATGTGCCTGTGTGAGCAGTATTGCTATGCCCGATGATTGAATTAGTGTTAGCCCATATGAAAGGTAATAGGACATTATCAGCGGCATCACATACGCTTTGGAGCGTTGCATCCGCATAGAGAGTGCCAACGCCAAGGGCTGAGCGAAGCTCGGCTACTGTTGTTAAACTCATCTCTATCCTTTCATAAGAGCTGGGAGCGAGAAGGGCACTCGCCCCCAGCCGTTCTAATGGGTGTTGCTATTATGTAAGGTTGAACTTACGAACGCCCTTACCTGACTTAGCAAGGTAGATAGCGAGGTAACCGTAAAGGTTGATTTCAATCTCGCCTGATGTCAAGACATTGACACGGAGCTGAGTTGTTGGTGACTCCCATGTATACACGGAGCTTGGCGCAACGAGGAACGCTGAGTTATCAACGATTCCTGATGTTGTGATGTTGTGATCTACGATGAGGTCGGTTCCAAGTACGCCACCTACAACGCTTGTAGCAACTGCGTTGCCTGATGCGTTCTGTGTTGCGCCTTGTGCTGAGTAGAGTGCGCGACCAGTTGTGTCTGCGTATCCTGCGATAGCTGCCCATTGGTCTGTTGAAGCTACAAGCTTGTTAGCGAAATCGCCACCAGTTCCCTTGTAAGCTGCTGCGCCTTCTACTGAAACGAAGCTCTGGAGTCCTGCTGCAGTTGCCGCAGTTGTTGCCGCAGTTGTTCCGTCAGAAACGAAAGCTGCAAGAAGGGCTGCATCTGTAGCCTTCTCATAAGCCTTGCGAAGCTCTGCCATCATGAGTTCCATGAAAGCTGGTGATGAGCGATCTACGAGTTCGAAGGATACGCGCTGCAATCCTGAAAACTTGTTGATGCTGATTGTGTCATACGCAGATGTCATACCTGTTTCTGATGGAGCTGCACCTTCGTTTGTGTCTGCAACTGTTGGTGCTACATCAGCGGTTGATGCGTTTACATAAAGGCGTGGAACGGTGAAGCTCATGCCATCAATACCTGCAAGTGAACCGCGTGTAGCTGCCTCAAATGCTGGACGACCTGTGAATGTATCTGTGATGAATGTGTTGAGGTGTGATGGGAGTGTCAAACCTGTGTTATTAGATGTTGAATCATCTGCTGCACGAACTGTACGGCGGGCTTCATCATCGCCAAGTGCTGACTTGATTGATGCCTCTAGGTACTGAGTTGATGAGATTGGAGCTGTGCGCTCTTTGACATAGTGTGATGCCGCAACTGTTGGGCGAGCCGCTTCTACTGCTGCTGCTTCAACTGCTGGAGCTTCAACCTGAGTGGTTTCTTCCACTTTTGGCTCGCTTTCTGGTTGGGTTTCCTCAGCAGGAAGAACTTCTTCTGCTGCAATCTCTAGTACCTGAGCCGACTTGAAAGCTGGCTCTGTTACCAAAGAAACTTCGCGTAATTTAGCCGATGATACGACTGTGTGACCATCGCGTGATGGTTTAGATGCAATAATCTCTGCACCGATTGAGAGTCCTGATACGAGTCCTTCTTGTGCCATAACGAGTGCATCGTTACCACCTGATGATCGTGAAAGCTTAAAGGTTGCATAGATGCCATCGGCACGAACCTCAGCTGCAGTCATGCGACCTACTGGCTTCTTCATATCGTGCTGGGATAGAAGCCGAATCTTTGAGATGTCAGCGATGTCGATAGAACCAGCCTCAAAGACAACTCCGCCAAGGTTAGTGTTGCCGATTTCGCCTGTACCCATCGGCACAATCTTGCCTGAGATTTCACGGCGTTCTTCTGAGCACTCGATTGATGCTGCTTCGATATATAGGGTTTCCATTTAGCTGATTCCTTCGCTTCCGTTAGGAGATAGGTCGGTCATTTCCATAGCTTGCTCTGGAGTAACCAACCCGAGTGTTAATAGCTTCTCGATTACCTGTAGTTCAACGAGTGGGTCGTTCTTGAGGAATGTGTCAAAGACTGCAAAGCGAACTTCATGGCCAGCCGTTGAAATGTCATTCATAGATAGACGGCTCTGAATTGCTTGGATATAAGGCTCGATAGATAGCGCATAGAACTGCTTGCGCTCATCCTGCACATTGGCATAAGTCATAGTTGTATTCTGATCTGCTGAAAGATAGTAAGCAGGTACATTCATAGCTCTAGCAATCTGAGTGCTTAAGTTCTGAACTGAGTCGTTATACATCATGTCTTTAGGGCTAAAAGTTACTGGCTGATAATCAAGAGTAGATGTCAAGTAAGCAGTAGAGTTATTTTGACGGCTACGCTTCCAAGCAGCAAGTAATCCCTGCACTTCATTAGCTGGTAAGTCAGCTCCTGAGTTCTTGATGAATCCTGCTGGTTGTGGCTGGGCTGAGTTGATGCCAGCTGCACGATCTACATCGATTGCGGCTTGAATAGTTCCAGAAGCTCGCTCTAATACGCCCTCATCGAATCCCTGAATGGTAACGATGTCGTTCATGTCAATAGGCGCTGCATCGACATAATACTGAGTGACGATAATGCCCTCAAGGTCAGTTGTAAATGTAACGCGTGGGTTAGCAATCCACTCGAAGGCTGCAGGGCGGCCATCTTCTGCGTAGCGCTCTGTAACGCGAAGGTAAGCCACGCCATAGAACAGAAGCGAATCAACGCACCATGTAAGGGTTACGAAAGAAGGCTGGTTCTTTGCAAGTTGTGTGATCCAACGCGGTGGAGCAATTACTTCCCCTGTTGATTTGTTGTAATACTCAAGCGGGATGCTGGCTACTGTTCCACAGATTAAGTTACGAGCTCTAGCTACTGACGGAACGCTCATAGCGTTCTTGCGAGAGATGCGGGGAAGAATGTAATTGTAGATTGAGGGTATGTTGTCGCCCATGATTTGTGGAGCGGCTTGTGCTTCGACAATAAGTGGCTTACGCGAGAAGATACCCATAGGGCATAATTATACCCTACTCTGAGTAAATCATAGCGCTTTGTTGCGGTTTTAAGAGTGTCGAAACTACCATGACTGTTGCAATAGCTCCTGATATATCTCCTGCAGATTTGCGTTTAATAATTCTCCAGCTAGAGTCGTTGGTCTTAGCTGCGCAATTGTTCATCATCTGAACCCATTCTTCTTGCCCTGAGTGAACCATGCGCCTGTTATCAAGTGCATCTTTTAAGTCCGTACAAGCCGTGTAAAACTGGGCTCCAGAGATGTTGGTCATTACCTGCCCTGCGTTTGCTAGGCGGTCTGCAATCGACTGAGTGGCGTAAGGGTCAAAGCAGATAGATCGTGGGCGGTACTGGTCTGCCCATCCCTTAATCTCTGCTGCTATCTTGAGTTCATCGACTGAAACATCCGAGCTCCATGTTTGCGCAAGACCAACTCCAACTCGACCATCTGGGAGAATCTGGCCAATAACCAGAGCCGCATTTCTACGAGATGGACTGACATCAAAGGCGAATACCGTGTAAGCACCGACTGAAAGCGCCATGTCAGAGTCACTACATTCTTCCAAGGAGCCATGAGTCCAAGGAGAGCTAAGAGAATCAATCCATTGGCAAAGGAGCTCCGTTCTGGTGTTTTCAATAGGGCTAGTTGCAACTGCTTCTTCAAGGGCTTCCTCTGTGATGGTATATCCGAGCGCAGGGTTAGCCTGAGCCCAGCCGTAACGATCTGTTACCTTGCAATACTGCGGTGCTGAGTATTCGTAAAAGCCAAAGGACTTAGGCGGGTTTTCTAAAGCTCGCTCACGCAGTCCGTTTAGTACCAAGCTGAAAGCATCTCCCGCATTACTCGTAAGCAAAGTGTGAGCGTTGGCATGGGCTCTGGTGACTGGCATAGCCGCCCGATACCCTTCTTCGCTGACCTCTCTCACCTCATCAATGTAGAGCAATCCATTTATTGACCTGCCTCTGGAACCGTCACGAGTTGCCGCGACCACATCTAAACGAGCTCCTGAAAGCATCTGTATCGACTCTGTGCCGTTGGCATGGCGTATCTGCTTAACCATCCCTTTCAGGTGATCGTTATTTTCAAGAGCATTAGCTACCTGTCTAAAGGTTTCAAGTGCCATAGAACGGTTAGAAGACATGATTAGAACATCAGTATTCCACTTGAGTAGGTGAGTCAAGATAAGCATACGAGCTAAAAATGTCTTTCCTGATTGGCGGGCTATTAATATAAGATTGGTCTTCCTTACCCACATGCCATTCTTATCTACGGTCAGCATGTCCTTCAATACATACTCCTGATAAGGCAAAAGAGTCACATTCAGCAGGGCAGCTATCTCTTTGACATCATCAAGTTTTGACTTGCCTTTGAGGGGAATGTTCTGAAGCCTAGGCTTGGTTGCCCCCATAAGTTTCTTAGTGCGTACGGCTGGCATCGGGTTAGTTCTGGACTGGTCTGGTTAGAAATGGACTGTTCTGGGGTATCTCCGACTGCGTTGGGGAGAGGAAGGAACA